AGTGAAAGGTATCAGCTTTATCCGCCGCCATATTCCGTAATCAGTGCCTTTAATAACAGGCTTGTGGTTAGTCGCCATGAATATCTTGAAAGTTGGTGAAAAGTTAAAAAACTCCCCATACAAAAATCGAGCAGTCATTTCATCGTTGCCTGTTATCTTTTTTATTAGCGGTTCCGAAAGCCGCCGCCCCTGCTCAACTTCCGTAGTCGTTACAAACCTTGTGCTACGCAGGCGAGCCACGTCATTTGAATAATTATCCCCCGATTTTTTCATAAAAGTTTCTGTCGGCGTTGCGGTTGCATAATCGCCTAGCAAGTACATTATCGTATTCAAAAACGTTGATTTGCCGTTCGCTCCAGTACCGTACAGAATAAACATCGTTTGCTCCGATATGTCGCCGGACAAAGACCACCCCGCCGCCGTCTGGACAAATTTAATAATGTCCGATTTGTAGTCCATTATTTCACGGACAAATTTCTTCCACATCGGGCAGTCGGCTTTCGGGTCATAGTCCACATTGGCAATTTTTGTAATCATGTCTTCTTGCCTATGCTCCCTGAATTCGCCATCCAAAATATTGATAGTCCCATTCTTCACGTTCAAGAGCCACGGATTGCAGTCTAGCTCGTCTGTTTTAGTTCTTAAAGCGGAAATCCATGTTGCCGCCTCTACAAACGCCTTTCGCCGCCTCACGCTTTCGCTCATCATCGCCGCTTTTTCTATGTCTATCCGTTCCCTGTAATCGGCGGTTTTCTTAAGCTCGTCATAAATATTCCGCACCATTTCAAGCCCTTTCTCGTGAATTAAAACCCCGCCCTCGTCCATCTCCCAATACTTGCCATTCCAGACAACCCACTTCTTCCACGAAGCGTTGTATCGAATGTCCCGCCCATGCTCTTTGACAAGGCGCATGGCATTAGTGCTGTCCGTGAACTGTATTAGCCCCTTCTTAAATTCCTCAATCCGCAGGAATACAGACTCATCCGCAATAGCCTCTTTCATGTAGTTACTCCTTAGATTTAGTTTGCGTTAGCAAACAAGTTAAATTGGAAATCTTGATCGTAGATCAAGAAAAACCCCCTATCTCAAGAACTTTTGCGTACATCTTGAACCTGTACGCTAATAAATCTAACGCAAGCTCTTTTGTTACTTTTGGCAATTCATTGATGCACCGCAAGTACATTTGATAGAGCAGGGTCAACGACCCCGGTTTGCGTAGGTATTCATTGTTAATAAAAAATGCACACGCCCGATATTCGTCATCAGGTATTTCCTTTTTGCTAATCCTGTACCACGTTATCAAATCGTCAGCCCATTCAGTTTCATGTTCTAAAAATTCTTCTAAAGTTTTTTGCTGCTTGCGTAAACACTCTTTATATTTGTCCTCTGGCGTTCTTCGTTTCATTTCCCTTCCAGCCACACATACACTTTCGATGCTTCTCCAGCCGCAGTACGCCCATCGGAAAAAGTAATAAACGCCCAAAATGCCCACCAGCCGGAAACATCTATTTCCCCTTCAATAACTTCGTGAAAAATAATGCCTGTTTCCGCATCGCCGACAGCGGCGGCCAATTCCCCTTTTTTGCCGTTGGGCTTGCGATACCTGATAACCGCTGAATTAATCCCGTCCAAATCGCAAAAGGTTTTAAGCGTTATGCGTAACGCTGATTGTCCCTTAAAAATCTTCATACCTCATTCCTCATTTCCCAATAATCCGGCTTTCAAGAGTAATCTCTCTACAAACACATGACTTTATTGGCAGCTCCGCTTTTGATTTTAGGAACCGACCAAATAAGTAATCCCGGATAAAAATTTTCGTAACTATGCGGGCAAATATAAGCAGACCACGGAACACCGCCCCTGTAGCTTGTACTGCGTCTGAAGTAGTTCTGTAAAATCCCGCTTCACACGCTGTTTCCGCTAAGCTACTTGCATAATCCAGCAATCCCCTACAAAATCCCCTCGAATTCCTTAAAATGTGTTCTGCCCGAACAGTATCCGGTACAGAGCGAATATAAAAAAATGAAAAAGACCGCAAATCAATACCATTCAGTATTTCCTGGGCTTTCCTGATTGCGCTGAAATTTCTATCTATTTGTGAATTTGCATTTACATTTTCATTGCATTGCCTTGAAATAGAACGGCTATTTCTGCTTGACATTGATGCCTTGACAATTTCCGCCACATTGCGGATAAACATAGGCAAGCGATTAAGGCTTGCTGAATTTCTAGCTGTTTCTGTTATATTGCGCTTATAACTTGCTGTTATTAATCTGTTGTCCGGTAAAGTTACCCCTTGGGTTAATGTACGGACATAGTTTTGACCAGCACTAGCGGCATAAGTGAAATACCACGACCATATTATGTTGCAATAAACAACCCATTGGCTAAAAACAATATAAGGAGCTAATCCGTATTCTTCTATGTATTCCTCATACAAATCATAATCAAAGTCCCCTTTGTAGCAATCTCCCCCATAGTCAAATCTTGTCCAAAAATAGTGAGCCCAACCACCAAACCAAACATAATCGCCTGCGGTAATGCTTCCGTTTATTTGAAAGGTATTGGTTTTCCATCCAACAGGCCATCTTGGAGGGTATACCGTTACGTCAATTATATTTTCATTCAGAGATTTTCTGGCGTATGGCTTGTTGTTTACGTTTGTATAAAGGCAAGGTATAAAATCTTCGTCGCAATCATCGTCATAGCAATACACATAGGCATTGCACAAACCATTGCCGGTTTGCGGTACAAGGTATTTATTAAGCGCAAATTCGCTATCCAGCGTAGGGCGGTCATAAGTATAAATATTTAATGGAAACGGATTTGGCCCTGTTATCTGGCTCCCAATAGTATTAGTCCCAATCGTAGGATCGACAACCACCGGATATTTAGCTTCAGCAAGCCAATTTTCGGGAATTGTTATGTGTAATTCATTTCCGACAACCGACAATTCCCCCCAGCACCGCCGCCCACTTGCGTCAATAACTTCCGGCCTATGTATGTGGCAAAGCTTGCCTGTCCCTTCGCCTACCAGCGTTTCTTTTTTGTAGACGGCATAAGACCCCTTCAAAAAAGGTTCTTCAACAAAATCCGGCTGACGGAAAAAGTTAAAACTTTCGGTCCCTTCCATGCGTAAAGAAATGACATTGCTTTCCGGCTCCCTGTTCAAGACACAATCGTATTCAAACGCTGTATCGCCGAGTATTGTAAACCGATGGGAACGCCGCCGCCCCTTGTAGACAAGCCGCTGTTTATCGCCCCGCAAGGTAAACCCCTCATCATCAGTGGGAACAAACCGTAAACCTTGCTTGAAACGATGAAGCCCAAAAGAAGGCGTATATTCCCCTAGCGATACAGGACAGGGGAAGTCATACAAAGATTGGCGGAATACCGCCCCGCCTTTTACTGTCCGAGTATGGTAATTTCCCATAAGACTTGTAGCGTATCGCTTGATGTAACATTAACGGACGGCGTAATTTGAGCGTAAGCCAGACAATTAGCTGAACCGCTATTGCCGTTAAGCAGACACGCCTCATTTATGCCGTTGGCGTTCAAGTTTCCGGCGGCGAAAGTAGCCCTATAGGAAAGGGTAGTATCGCCGACACTACCCCATGCCGCAGTTAAAGCTGGGTAATTGGCATCGAGGGCTTTCATCGACCCCGATGGCGTATTGCACCTTGTGTTATTTTTGGTACTATTGCCTGTCCAACCAGTGCCAACTTGAATATAACCGTTTGCGCTTGATACTTTCGTTTTTGTTGGAGATACCAGCAATGCGTCAGCTATCAAAGCGTCCCCTTCTCTGGTAACAATGTTATGATGCTGGTACTCCATACGCCGCCCCTGCAAATGGAGCATACGCCGGAAGAACCCAGGCTTGACCCGCTTTACATTTCCGTTTCCGTCCAGAACTTGAACCGTAACCCGCCCTTTAATCTTAATTTTATCCTTCATCACCTACCCCCGATTATCAATGTACCGCCTATGCCAACGACTAGGCCGCCAAAGAAACAAACTGCCCCGGCAATAACAGCGTTTTTTATTCCAACCCTTTTTGCTTCTTTAACCGCCTTTAGTTGTAGCTCCGCTTCCAATCGCCAGCGTAACGCCTCGGCTTGCTGTAGCGTTGCTTCACGCATCGCCGCCGCTTCTCGCTCGATTACAGATAAAACCGCTTCCTTTGCGGCTTCCGCGGCGGCCTTCTGTATTTCCTCATGCGCCGCCTCTGTCAATGCGTCAATCAAAAGGTCTATTTCGTATTCGCTGTATTGCCTCGTCCCGCTTTCTGTCAAATTCGGTTGTTGCCCCGTCAACGGCTCGGCGTACCCCTGGAATGTCGTCAATAAACTCAACAGGATCACGGTTGCGGTAATTTTCCCGAACGGCCTCAATCTCAATTTGCTTTTCCACATACTTGATTAACTCCTTATCTCGCTTTTGGAAAAACCATAAAGCGTAAATAACGCTAAAAATAATAACCGCACTAAAAAATCCGGCTATAATCCCCTTCACAAAATCGCTCATTGTTCTTTGCCCCCAATTTTCCAGCTTGCCAGTGTCTTTAATCCGATAATCCCGAACAACACGATCACAACAACGCAAAACCAAATCCAATCCCGGATATGGCCTTTTACTAAAAGCCACGTTGCCGCATACAAACAAAATGGCTTAAAGCCAATCAATTTAGACGGCAATGAAATACAGCGTTTACCTAAAATAACCCACAGTTCTTTAGCCGTATGTTCCCAGGTCGGTTTATCGGAAATCTGTATGCCGTCGCTCTTGCTTAAATCAACTTCTATTTTTCTAATCTCATCTTTTTTTTTATTGCTCATTGTTCCCTGCTCATTGCTCATTGTTTTCCCCATTCCCCATTCCCTATTCCCCACTCCCTTTTAACAGGCCATGTCCTCAAATTCATCACATACCTTTTTTGTCATCCAATATTTTTCTTTGTGATTTTCTTTTTTCTTTTTTTCTGAACAAAAACACAATCTGCATTTTTCCGTAGACTTCGCTGAAACCTTGCAATTAAGACAGTCAAAACAAGTTTTCTTTTTCATCTCTTATTCCTCTGCTTTAGGTGGCATGGATGCCACTGTAAAAATGTTTTACTGGAGTTTTTGATAAGCTAGCCGCTTGCGGATAGCCAAAAACTCCTAAGCTTAAAATCAGCATGGACGCTGATTTTAAGCACACCTCACACGTCAAAGTAACTGGAAAATTCTTTGTCCAATCCATACCGTGTTTTCCCTTCCTTCGCTATTCTTTCCAGAGCCTCACGGTTTAGCCCCCTGATAATCACCTCGTGTCCCTCTTTTTGATACCAGTCTGACACTTCGTAGATCTGTCGTATCCGTGCGTAAGGTTCTTGAGAATTCAAAATAACCCCATCACCTATAATTCCGGCTATATGGGTAGCGGTTCCGGCGGCGGCGTAACCGTCCCCATGCCGTTTATCTTTTTTTGTTACATAAAACACCGCCCGAATATCCCCTTGCTTCGGGTTAATCATTGTGAATACCCGCTTTAATAAATCGTCTGCGGTAGTTCTGATAAGTAACCCTGTCGCCGCATACAACGCCATGCACACCGCCCCCGAACAATCGGATGTTTCAGGATTTTCTTTGCCCCATCCATACGGAGAGCCGAATTGTTTCAAAAGAAAATAAACAAAGCGTTGCGCTTCATTCATTTTTTCAAACTTTCGTTTTTCCTGTTCCGCCAATGCGTTCCATTTGATTGCCATCATTTGTTACCCCTTCGCCCTGTTGATTTTTTTCGCATAGAACGGCATTTATTAGGGCTCACGCCGTGCTACATTTCTCATCCACGCCATACGCACCTGCTATGGCGCTATTTCTTGGCGTTAAAAAAATTGACAATAATGCTAACGGCTAACGCCGCTGCTGAAATCAAAATGCTTATTACTGAAATGCGCTCCTTGCTCCTTTCCCCCTCCTTTTTTTCAAGTTTTTCAACACGCCCTATAACGTGTTCCTTGAATTCCCTCATTTGACCTTTCAATTCTTTAATTTCAGAAATTGTTTCAACCATTAGCCTTCTGTCTTCCGTAGTCATGTAATCACCCCCATTCTTGTTAGTTGCTTTACTCGTTTTTTCATTTTTCATTTCTCATTCCTCATTGCTCAATTATTTTGAACGCTGCTATAAAAGCCTTGTCTTTTTTGTATCTAAATGAAAAAGCGTTTATCACCCCTTCCAATTCTTCATTCCTTATTGCTATTTTTACCTTCGCCCCGACACGAGCGTTGAACAAAGCCCGATGGGTTTTAACAGTAAACTCCCGCTTGTTTTGTAACCGTTCCTCAAGCTCACGCATAACCCAATCCTCATAATGAGCTATTTGAATATTCCCCCGCTGTATTGGATATTCAGAAAAGTAAGAGCCTGTTACATTCAGAGCCACAGTTCCATAAGCCGCCACCGCTTCAATATCCCTAATAAAGCAAGAACGGTTAATGTCCAGGACAATCGGGCGGCCATAAATAGAAGCCCTGTATAAATCGCCGTCAGTATTTTTGTTTAGTGTGAGAATTGCTTTGTCATGGTTACTTGTTACGTCATAATTGGAATACGAAAACGGCCCGCCGTCATATTCAAGGCGGCTTTCCGCTTCTCCTTGCGTGTCTATCTCATCAGCAAAAATTACATTCCGTTCTTTACTATCAGTATCTTTTACTTTGTATTTTGCTTCATACAAACTAGACTCAATTTCACGGATTAACGGATACCTGAACGGATAATGCGATTGCAGAAACTCATCGTAAAAAACAGGGCTATCGTCATAATGCCAAATTTCCTGTCTGGCAAGAGAGACAGGCATATTTACTTTAAGGCGTACCGTATTTCTGTATAATTCCGCTTTGTCTATTTTCCGCAAATAGAAAATATCATTGCCGTAAAATGTATGGGATATTTCATCATCTAAAAGCTGTTCAGTCTGATATGGCGAATGGGCGAAAACAAGGGGCTTTTCTACCGGGCATTCCAAATGGCATCGGTAAGCAGTAGCAAGGCTTGACAGTTCTCCCCAAATATCCCGCCGTAATTTAATGTAAGGTAAGGTTACAGGTATTGTGGAACAATCTATGTCATTTATGCCCAATCCCGCCCTTTGAGCTATGCCGTGTACTAAAGATTTATGGGGTTGTGATTTATCGCAGACTACCGAATAGGCAAACACAGCCGGAGCAGACCAATCCCTGCTTTCGTCAGTTTTTCTTAATTTTGCGGACAAATCACGCAAGCCAATTAAAGCATATCTCTTTCTCCCCGGCCCCCGGACATCCTGTATCCCCTTTTCATCAATAAAAAAATTAAACCGCTGGAAATATGGCAGCCCTTCGCCTATCGAGAAAGAAACTTTGACTTTAGTGCCAGCACCTAAACTAAAATATGAATAAATACCTTGAGGGTTATCAATTAACAATTCCCCTCTTGCCGTAGTGCCACCAGCCGCTTCTTTTAAACCATAAAAATTAGCCTCTATAATGTCTTGTTCAAAGACGTTTTCAAAATGCCCCGCAACGTCGAATTCAATTTTTAAGCGAATAGGTTTATTAGCGGTGGTTATAGCTTCTTGCAGAGCATTGTCTATCTCGTAGAATTTCATGGTATTAATTCTCCTGTAGGATTAAATATTTCTGTAAAGGCAGAGCCCGAAATATAATAACGAAGCGGCCCGATAACCGTGTCAGCGGAGTTTATTTCCGTTTCATCAGAAACCAAAACCAGCTTTTTAAGTGATATGCGAAATATGCCGTAATACTTGTATTCGTGTTTATCCCGCAGTAGTTGAGCCGTGATAGTCATTTCTTCAATAACTTCTGGAATGTCCAATCCCCGATTTTTTTCACGCTTAATCAATATTATGTTTTTAGTACCGCCCAGCTTTTTTGAAACAAGGGTAATACCATAAATGTTTTTATATTCCTGTCCGTTTATCTTGTAGGCAACACAGTCGCCCTTAAAACGCTCTCCCGCTTCATGTTCAAAAGTGTCATTATATGGATATACTCTTGCTGGATAATCACCGACAATATCAAGTTTCAGTTTAATTGCTTCATCCCGCATTACCCGCAGTTCAAAGCCCTGGATACGACAGCCCTCAAAAAGCCGCCGTTCGCTTTTCCTGTTCTGGACTAAATCAAAATGTTTTGTATCTTCCGTAGGAATTAAGTCAAAGCGATACAGGTACAAGTTCCTTGTCTCGGAAACAAATACAGGCTTATCCGTACCCCCCATAGCAAGGTACAGCAACAGCGGAGCCGTCCCGATTATCAAAGGCGTAACCACACACCCAGTAACGCCGTCTATTTTTCGCAAACCACGACATACCCCATCGCCTTCTATCGAGGCTTCCTCTTGCAATAGTGTTACAGCTTCCCTGACAGTCTCATCCGAATATGGTATGTCTATTTCCCAGTGGTCAGTTTTTACGACAATGGAACAATCGCACCCATTAACCAGCATATCAATTAACAATTAACAGATAACAATTAACAATGTTGTTGTTAGCAATCTGCGCTTACAGACAATATTCTATTCTTGCTAACTTCGCTCATTGTTCATTGTTAATTTTTAATTGTTCATTCCTCCTTTCTCATTGCTCATTGTTTCAATCGTAACTTTCAAACTAATCACTATTTCCCAATCTTCCCCGCACCCTGGCTTTTTCGGCTGGATATACTTTTTCCCGCTGATAACTGCCCTGTCCACAACGCTGTCCAATGTTGGATTTTCGCCTATTGCCTTGCATACGGCGGAGGCGTAACCGTAACAGTACAATTCAGTTTCTTGCGTTTCCGGCAGGGTAAAAGATATTGAAACTGAATAAGCGTCCAGTCTAATAATCCGTTCCTTTTCAGTACGTTCACAACTTACAAGGGAAACTACTGGAGCTACTGTATGCCTGTTCGCAAAATTGCTAAACTCGACAACAGGAATTAAAAACTCCCATTTGCTCAATATTTCATTTACCCGCCCTGATAAAAGTTTTCTTACTGCCTCAATAATTTGTTGCTCAATAAAAATGTTGTCTTCTGTCATATTGTTTTCCTTCTGTGTGGTTCCAAAAGCTGTTTCACATTTTCCGGCATGGCTAACTCAAAGTGTTCCCCATCCTTCCCGCCGCCTCGGACATTTCCAGTCATACCAATACGCCGCCCCTTGTAGCGGTTCATATTCCAGCTTGCCAGTTCCAGACACGCCGCAGACAAATCCGGCGGTACTGGCGGCATGGATGCCGCTGTATTTAATGCTTTAGCTGGAGTTTTTGCATCGCAAAAACTCCGTGTTGTAAAACCGCAAGGATGCGGTTTTACAACATAACCCGCCCAATACACCGCTTTGATTGAGGAAATCCCTCTTTGTCTTTGTATTGCACGAGAAAGGGACAGGTTAAAGGGCAAATCGTAATCAGTACCGCATTCAGGAATTACGTTGTAAAAATCCGGTTCCAGTAATTCTCCATCACCTATTAAATAAACAGCTAGCACCTTGCTAACTGGATACTCCCGCAGGGGTACTAACAAATCCCCTTTATATTCATTCCATTCAAAATGCCTTTTTCGTAGCAACCGCCTTTTACAGTATTCCTCTATCGTGTGAGTAGCCGTTACAAGGCAAAATCTGGTTAGTCTATCTTCCCGGTCATCAATGCCGAGTACGGCCTTAAAGTCTTCCAGCGTTATTAGTGAATAAAGCTTATCTGCTTTCTCTTGTCCCATTGCCACATACCTCTTTATTAATTGATAATTTTTCATTGTTCTAAGTAATTGGGTACTAGCCACTTGGCTAGGTTTTGGGGAAAATTTGCAAATTTTCTAAGGAAAAGCTATAATTTTTGGCATTATGGAAACAAAAGCTGGGAAAATTGCAGCCCTGCTTAAAGACAAGAAAGTTTTTTATGTGAATATTGAAGAACCAGACGGAAAAGGCTCAACTGTGGAGACCGTCATAGAAGACCCGCATGGTGTATCATGTTCCGTGGAAGATAAAATAATAACATTCGAGGGAAGCGGCAAAACAGCCTCTTTTTTAATATTGGAAAATGCCCATATTATAGCCAACCGTACAGAGGAATGTGATGTTATTTCTACCTTTGCCGGAAACGGCGGTCTTCAAATTAAAAGCAGTTTTGAGGAGAATGGTAAAATGAAACTTTTACTTGATACTAATTTGATTTATTATCTGGCTGGAATTAGTAATATCTACGGTATTGATAAAGCGAAAATAGAGAATGAATTATTAAAATATGAAATATATATTTCGCAATGGACGCTCGTCGAAATTATATCAAATGATGATATATTAGAATCGAATAAGGAATCCATGTTGAAATATATAGCTGAAAAAAGGATTAAAAATATACCAATAGCGGGGGTTGATTATTTTAGTTCCATGTCAAGAAATTTGGCAGATTATATTTACAGTCCCCAAAAAAATGAGATGATTGAAGCAGTAATAAACAAGAAGAAAGAGAGTGAAGCTATTCTTATAGCTTTTTATATAAAAACAGTAGTCGGTGTTTTTTCATCGGCTTTATATTATAAAATCGAATCTGATGGAGGAAAGGGTAAAGAGAACTATATGTTTTCTACCTTCCATTTTTTAATTGCAAATGAGAATTTTATTAATGAGAAGGCACAGGAATATATAGAAATATTTTATGACAAAAAAGATGAATCCTTATTCAGAAATAATATAGATGGGTTCATTTATGTAATGTTATATGCAAATTCAGTAGATTTTATAGGGTCTCAACGAGAATATTTTCTATACTATTTTCCTGAAGAAGAACGTGCGTTGACAGAATCAGAAATAGCGGAACTAAAAGAAAATGTTAATTCTTCAAAGATAGCAAATGCATTATTAAAAAAAGTCAATGGTAAAGAACTACATAATATTTCAAAGAAAATCGGTGATAAAAATGTACAAAGGGCATTGAAAGCGTATGAAGACGAATTTAGGGGAAATATGCCTAAAGGTTTATGCTGTTTCTTTATGACTATCACGAAAAAACTTTTTTCTGAGGGGATGAAGGTAACAAAAAATGACATGATAGATTCTCAGCTTTTATATCATTACCCGGAGATTCAACTAATTACATTTGATACCCGTATGAAAAATATCATAAATGAATTTGACAAGCCTTATTATACTTTTATTCAGGCTTTTGAAGACAGATGTAGATGCTAATTCATTCCTCATTCTTACCTGTTACTTGCTTATCTTCCTTCGCTATTTGTAGCGTAATCGTCCCCGTCTTTTCGTCAAAAATAACCTTGCTTACTTTTGGGATATTCTGCAAAGCCTCATCAACAGGCTCGTCATCTTTCTCTAACTCTTTTTTCTCATCACTCATTTTTAAATCTCCCCTTTATACCAATTACCAATGTCGTTGTTAGCAATCTTAGCCTACCGCAACCAATCTGCAAAAACTAACAACGCTCACTGTTAATTGCTCTTTGCCCTTTTACCAGACAAGCGCAAAAAATTTACTTTTCTGATAAGGAATATTACTTCCTCATTGCGTCAATTTTATTCTGGAAAAAAGCCGCCATTTCAGCGTCAAGCTTATTCAGCTTCATAAGACCGTATTCAGCTTTTTCTATAATGGCGTCCCTTGTCTTTTCCTTGTCGGATTTCATCGCTTCGCCAATTTTCCCCAGCCCTATACTGCCTATCCCGAGTTTTCCCAGCCCCTTATTGCCCAGCCCCATCACTTGGCCTACAACAGCGTTAGCGCCCTCGCCTAACTGCTTGTACATTGAAATAAGCCAATTTAAGTTTTCGGATATATCGTCCGCCGAGCCGTCAAATCGTATGGAGTTGACAGTTTCAAGTGTCGCTTGTCTTGTTTCCAGCTTGGCTTGAGCTTCCGCCTGTTTGATTTGAATGTTGGCTTGCGCCTTCGCCTGTCTGATTTGAGCGTCGGCTTGCCCTTCCGCCTGTCTGATTCGAGCGTCAGCCTGCGCTTCGGCAATTTCAGTCTCGCCTTTAACATCCGCTTTTACCTTAATTTTCTGCCCGCCCACAAGGTTGCTTCCAAGCGTGCTTGCCGCGCCGCCTATCAAGCTGTTGAGAAAACCCATAAATAGCCTCCTAAACTATCATTAAACTTGCCTTTGAAGAACATACGCCCTTCATTGTTATGGCCCCTGGGTCAAGAGTACCATTACTTTAATAAATCCCATTTGTCCAGGTATTTGCCTTTTTCATCGCTAAAGCCTTTTTTGTCTGCTTCCTGTTTTGCCAACTGCTTGCTTGGGACAATGTAAAATCTCTCGGTAGGTTTTTCGTACAGTATAAAAAACCATGACTTGTGGGCTCTTTCTTTTATGCTTTTGAAGTAAATGGCTGACCAGGCTTTGGTATCGTTTTTTGATTTGACTTGAATGCGGTATACGTTGCCTGTTTCTTTGTTTACCGCTATTAAGTCATCGTCTTTGGCGCTTGCTTGATGCGGGGTATAGACGCGGAAGCCTTTTTTGACCAGTTCTTTGGCAGTTCCTAGTTCCGCAATTTGCCCAACTGTTGTTTTATCCGGCTTCTTTTCCATGTGTTTCTTCCTTTCCTTTTACTGGCGCTGGCATTTTTACCCTCCTTTTTGTTAATTGCTGTTCTGCGTGAAACGGCTGTAGCCATTCATTAAAACCTTCCGCCGCTATAACCTGCATCGATGATGACTTTGCGGGTAGCAATGCTTAATTTGGTACAGTCTTCAAAAGCACTAGGCATACGTCCAGAAGCATCACCATAGCTAATTCTGTGGGACGGCAGGTTCACGGTCTCCAAACTGCTGCAACCTGCAAAAGCCATATTCTCTATCTCTCTGATGCTTTCCGGCAAGGTTACGGACTTTAAGTCTTTGCAAAGACTAAATGCATACATCGGAATTACTTCCACCCCTTCAGGGATAACAATAGAGGTAAGGCCGCTTCCCCTAAAAGCACTTTGCCCTATTCTCCTTACCGTGTCTGGTATGTCAATAGATTTCAGCGATTTGCAATTTAGAAAGAACTCGCTTGGGATAAAAGTTAACCCTTTGGGGAAGGTAATTGATTGCAATGGAGTATTACTAAAACCAGGGTTATAAATACCAGCATCGTCGGGGATTATTTTTATGGTGTCTGGCAGTACTACTCCGGTTACTTTTGTGTTCTCAAAACCACGTCCACTGCCATCCGGACTGGCCCTACCTAATTGGATAACTGACATTCCCTCTATCTCATTAGGCACAATGACGTTGCCGCCCTTTCCGGTGTACCTAAGAATTACTATGCCCTTGCCGTCCCTGGTCAGGTCGTACTTAAAATCCGATGCTGGAGCCGCGTTTCCCTTAACGGCAGATTGCGAGGCTTTTTCCTCCGTGGGTTTTGAGCCTCCTGCCACCTTCTCCGTTATATTGGCGACGGCGTTTTTTGCCGAGCCTTCCAAAGCGCCCAATGCGCTGTCGATGTCAGGCGAGTCGGAGGACGCTGGGACTGATTTAGCCGCCTTTGGCGAACAGGCGATAAAAGCAACCACCAAAAAAACTGCCATGCCGCAGGCAATCTGATTGGCAAGGGGAATCAGGCGGTTGAGAAGCGGGAACTTCTCCCTCGCCGATTGCGGTATTTTCTTTTCGGCCAACGACCTGAAAGGCAGAAGGCTGATCCGCTTCTTGACCTTTGTTGCGCCTGCTTTGAGTTTTTCCTTTCCCGCTTCGATGTTTTCCTGGCTAAAAGCCTCGCCGAGCTTATCCTTTCCGGCCTTGATGGCCTCAGCGGCCTTTTCCTTTGCTTCTTTTGCGTCCATGAATTGCCTCCTTGACGCTTAAAATGAGAATATAAAAAGCCGGTATATACCTATACTGGTACACCCGACGTTTTTTCTGATGGGAATATATAGTGAATTTACTTCGCTGTTAGTTAGTTGACTCGATTGTTTAGAAGATAAGTATAATTGCCTGTTGCCTGTTGCCTGTTGCCTGTTGCCTGTTGCCTGTTGCCTGTTGCCTGTTGCCTGTTGCCTGTTGCCTGTTGCCTGTTGCCTGTTGCCTGTTGCCTGTTGCCTGTTGCCGATCACTGCTTAAAATTGCCTCTGGCAATTTTAAGCTTGGAGTATTCATTTTTTTGTTAAAATGGGCACTCTTTTGGCTAATCATTGGACATATTGTACTTTATTAAGAAAAATTTGGCAAGTCATCGGGCTTTGCCCCTTTTCGCTGAAAAAATTGTGGAAAACCCCGGTTTTTTAGCGTTTTTTGCCTTTTTCTATTCCCTATCTCGCCCCTTATTCACTCATTTCCCAATTCTGGTTGCAAATACCCAAAAATATCGATATATTCAAGTCAGAAGTAACAACATGGCCGCCAAAATCAAACCAATAAAGCCAACTGTCATAAAAGACAAGCAAATTGTCCGTGAAGTTATCGCCCAGGTACGCCAAAAACCGACCGCCGAAGATGTCAAATGGGCCAAATCCCGCCGGAAACTGTTTAACGAACTGACGGCAAAATGCCCCCAAACGGCTAAAAACAGTCAGTATGCGCAGGGACATTTTGTTTAGTGATGAAGTATAAGAATCGGCTCTTGTTAGCTCGCCTATAATTGTGAATCATGTCTGATATAGAATATGAATAAACCATATAAATCAAATAGAACATTTGGCGATGATGATCTTAATTTTAATTTTAATGCATGTGTTGGTCAAAATGGTCAAGCAAAAATCCAAGATTATCAATTCGGATATCAATTAGCTGTTAATGTAATGATAAACTTCATTAAACAAGATACTAGATATGTTGATCCATTAATTTATCCTTTATTATTTTCTGCAAGGCATAGTATTGAATTGTTTATTAAGGAGATTATAAGTCATTTAGAAATTATTAATAAAATGATATATAATAAAACCCAATTTAAAAATCATTTTTTAATTCACGATATAAGCATATTATGGGAGCACCTCAAAAAAATATCATCATTTGATAAAAGAATTAAGGATCCTATTAGTAGGCTTGACGAATATATCACGGATTACTTTGATATTGACTTAACTGGTGAAACTTTCCGTTATCCTTTTGATACAAAGAATAAGCATCATTTAGATGATTTTTCTGTTATCAATGTATTAAAATTTGAGAAACGTTTTAATGAAATGAACTCAATCATAGAATATGTTTATTTTATTATCGACAATTTGACTACTGAATATGATGTGGGGACATTTATTTGTGGATTATCAAGACATGAAATAGAAGAAATTTCAAAAAAGCTTCCTAAAAAATCCAATTGGTCTGAACCATCTTTTAAAGTTATATCTGAACAAATTAAAAGTGAATATAATATACCTTCAAATAAAGCGTATTCAGAAATTTTAGACTTAATAAAGAAGCATAAGGAATTTTCTTATAACATTGGAATAACAAATATATCTACAGTATTAACTAAGGACGAATACAACATTTTTAAAATGGGGTATCTTTATTCACGTGCCATTGAACGACCAGAAGGTATTCAAACAGTTTCATTCGAAAAGCTATTTGAAATAAATAATGATTTAGCCAATACAAATCAGAAGCCCTATTTGGAGAAAAAGAATGATTTTATTAATTCTGTCATAGATAATCTAAGTTTAGAATCAATAGCCGCCTTATGTTCCTTTTATGATATTGGACATGAAAATCTCTATTCTGAACAGTACGAAAAAGTTTTTGACTTTTATTTAAAAGGAAATAAGTACAATTTAGTCCTTGACAGGCTATCTGATGGCTATAGACGGGTTGATGATATAGAAAAAGGAATAAAAAAATGCGGTCAAGTACATTTGCTTTAAAGATAATACCATATACTTCTTATAAAAATGCTTATTTATCATGGGGAAAGATAATTGTACTTAAATTTTAACAAACCTATTCATCATTGGAATTATTTTCTTGCTATTGAAGATGACTTAATCAATACTTCTCGGTATGTAGAATTCACTATTGATAATATGAAAACATATTCTGTTGAATATACCAAAATTATTCTTTCTGCGGCGTCGGAAGTAGATGTCTTGTTAAAGCAAATATATTCATCTTTTGGATATAAGAAAAAACAGCCGAATTTTAAGGATTTTTGTGATGTGTTAAAAATAAAATTGAATTCATTAATAACAGAACAGCTTTGTTTAGAACAGTATGGCATAACTCTATGCCCATTCGAGGAATGGAAAAATGATAGTCAACCAGGTTGGCATACGGCGTACAATAACTTAAAGCACAATCGAACATTGAATTATAAAGAAGCAAATTTAGAAAACGCATTATTATCCGTAGGGGCTTTATATTCAACGGTCGTTCATTATTATTTATGTTCTACTCCGTTAAAAGCAGGCATTGAAGAACGCCATTTATTGGATTTCACTCACTCGTTATCACCAATGCCAAAATTAATACGTTTTATAAGGTTTCTATAAATATATTTTGTATTGAAACTAATAAAGAGAAAGTCTCCCCCGGTGTTGCGCTTTACCAGCTACGGTTTTTCCGTAGCATTGCTTAATAAGCCTATGCTAAATATGGTATAGGCTCGTTCTATTAAAAAGCCCTTGTTTTGCATAATGTATAAGAGCTACATTAACTTATGTCCGTAAACTATCTAATCCTCGGTGATAATCCCTAAATTTTCAAAAAATTGGAGGAAAACAGTAGCTATTGTGTATGGTGAAGATAAAATAATTCATGCTTCAGAGATAGGAATCAAGGATGAAAGCGACGTGCTTTCATTACAGAATAAAGCAAACTGGTTTTACAATGTATGCGAGGCTTTAGAATTCACAGCCATTGTGGGGAAACGCTTGGCAAAAATTTGTTGCAAAATCAACAATAATTTGTCAAATAAAATTAGTTCTAATACTTCCATAGAAGCAAATTCTGTATTGCTCACGGTTTTAAATTTTTCAGCCTCTTTCTTCGATTTATTCTTTTTCCCGTCTGCAATGAATGGAAAAATTTCTTGTCCGCAAAATAACATTGAATACAAGTGGCAAATAACAGTACCCTTTAAAAATCCCACTGCCAGATTATTAATCGGTTTACGCAATGCTTTAGTGCATAGGCATCCGATTAACACCCGCAATATGCGCTTTTTAGGCATTGCAAACCGCATGGGTCTTGCCTTATCGCCAATAGAGTTCAATAGGTATATACATCTGTCTCCGAAAATTATTGAAGAACCTAATACACGCAAAAAAATAAAATTTATCCGTGAAGAACCTTTTGACTCCAAATATGCCCTTTTTGCCAATTGGTTTGCCTGGGATAAAGGTAAAACTCTTTGCTTTCTTGATTGTGAAGATTTTGGCAATGGTGTATCGGATTTTTTATTTACTTTGCTTTCTGACATTGTAAAAAGAAATGATGGAAACATAAGAGACCTATTATCTTTGTTACGCAAAATTAAAAATGGAAGTGTCTATTTGCCTGACATTAGAACTTCTTATGACATAGGCGCATACCATGTTACAAAGCCGTTTATTACCCGCCTAATATGAAAACATTTTATCTTTACGTGCTGTGTGTCCTACCGACCGATGCCGAAGGCTAGAACCGTCCGACCGAAGGTCGGCGATAGTCCTAAGAACGAACTAGCAAATATGCCTTATAATTTTTCCCTTGACACTTTTTGTTACAACCACTATAAAATGATTATTCTACAAAATCTCATAACTTAATTAATGAATTCTCATCAGGAATACTACCAAATATATGCTCAAGTATTTTTATATTATTTAACATAGTTCCCTTATAGTTAATAAGTTTTAATACTAATTTATAAAATAGTCTATCCAACACATTACAAGTAAAAAACAATTGGTGAGCAGTGGAAGAACTATTTTTAATATCTCTTCCAATTTCAAATTGCAAATTAGCGTGTAAAAAATTATTCCTGTTTTCAATAGCTTTTATCTCATAGTCCTTTAGTTTAATTCCCAATAATTCATATGGCCTTTTTAATTTTTCAGTATTTGTTGGTTGATTCAAATTGTCAATACGTTTTATTAGGGTTATAAAATCATCTCTATCTATTATTTCCTTATAAGCTTTTATTAAATCAATTATCTTTTCTCTTATTTCCTTCGCTATCTTTTTTTCCTTTATAGGATTTAATCTTTCTTCGTTTTGCTTTAATATATAATTACATATTCCTTCCATCACAACAGCAAGACATGCTGGTCTGGTATCAAGAGGGTAACAGCTTGAAGCAATGTAAACAAATAAACAATTCAATATCTCAGGGTTGTTATAACATAGATTTACCAAAGCATCAAATGGTTCTTGTTGTATTGTAGGCATATTAACAATTTGTCTTGCTACTTCCTTTATATCAAAAATATCATATGAATTATTGTCTAAAAATCTGAATGGAATAGTTATACTTTCTCGTAATGACCTGTACTCTATAAATTCAACAGCATGATATTCATTATCGAGAGAACCTAAAATAAAACACTCGTCTTGCCTAAAAAAGGATGTGAAAAAGCCTAAAGAAACTAATATAGATATTGTTTGATTATAAAAATTATTGATATTTGATTTTGAACTACAATCTATAAATAAATAAAATAACTCATTATAACTAACTTCAAAAATATCATAAATATAGTTATTTATGTGTGTTTTTATTAATCCGTAACAACTAGCTTTTTCCCAATTAAATGGCTGTAGCGGTAAAAGGAAAGAGCATAGAATATGACTTTCTACTGGCAAAACCATCCTAAAATACAAGTCATTTTTTAAATTACCTTTAATAATATTCTTTAGCTCGAGCGTGTATTTTAGATTATGTTTGTTAAATTGATGCTTCTCTTTTCTGAATAAGACATTTTCGCTGGTATATTCTTGACCATTTTTTGACATTTCTATATTAAATTGTTTATTAAATTCATCTGTCAATAATTTCTTGGTTTCAATGTCTAACAAAAAACCATTTTTATTTTTTGCCAGAGTTGCCAATCCATCTTTATGGTCAATAGCGGGTATATTCACGATACAAGAAGTAATATTTAGGATTTCTGACAGAGCGTCCAGAGAAGGAAGAAGACATTTTAAATTTTTTTTATTTATTTCGCTCATTAGCATAAAATACCTTCGCATATTTCAAAGAATTTTGCAATGTAATTTTACATAATAATCAAAAAGTTATATACACCATTTAATAAACTATTACCGCACCGAATCTTTTAAAGAATAAATAATAGTCACTTAATGCTCATTACTCATTTTTTATAAGGGGAGAAGTCTCTCCCCTCGCTTCAAAGCCAAAGCAAACCTTCGGTTTGCTCCGGCTTTTACGCTACCCCTCTCAGCGGGGGTTTCACCCCCGCAACGCCCCCAATAAGGTAGAAAATTGCTAACGCAATTTTCCTAAATCATTTAACCTCACAAACGCTACATTTTCCCGCGTACCTTTACCGTTATTCCGCAAAGCCCTTTTGGCATGGTTTTTGCACTTGTGGCGATGAGCGCCACGCAAAAACCATGCCAACCCCTTAGAAACCTACGGTTTCAGGGGTCAGGGGAATCTTTCCCAATCGCTCAAAAAAACAGTTATTCGCTCCATCGCTACCAAAGCACAGCATTGTCCCTGTAGCGGCACAGCCAATAGGTATGTGGTTTTTCCCCGGTCGGGGGTGGGCGGGGGCCGTCACAAGTGAGGCCCCCATCGCCCACCCCCTCTTTCCGGGGAAAAACAAAGGGGCAGGTCTGGGGGTTCAAGGTCAGCATAGCTCTGTCCTTATTCATCCCGGTTACATATCGGGTTATTCGGAGGTTTGCAAATGCAAGCATCTAATAACAAGCGGTATTATACTCCGCAGTTCTCAGCCCTGGCGGCCGTCTCCGTCCGCCGTCTCGCATGGTCAGTAGGTAAGCCTATGACATCAACAGTCGATTTAATGGTCAAGCTCGTATCATCTTATGTGGAGCCTAAAAAAATCTGTCTGTCTTGCAAGGACAACACGCGCTGCGTCGATTGCAGTTTTTACAACCCGCCTACGCCGCAACAGCGGGCTTCAATCCTGGCCTCTATGGGTCTGTAATATTCAGTTCATCCAGGCTTAGGAGGGGTTATGTCTCTTTACTATCAGGTCTTCGCCCATGTCTACCCTGCACAATGTGACAGGGTAATAGTCCACAGCCATATTTTCAGAGTGGATGCTCCCAAATTACCGAAGCCATCCCTTTCATCATTTGGCAACTTCTTTACACTAAAAAGATTTTTCAAAACCAGAGAAAAGGCCGAAACATGGGCGCTCGGCCTTCACCAAAAGTATGCAAAAGGCCCCGCCAAAAATCCCAGCCTTGACGGCGGCCAGCTTTATTTATTCCAGGAGGTTTAGGGATGAAAATAAAAACTATAAAAAGCCTACGGGCTTATATTTACAACAATTCTTCTTTTCCTGAAAGGACAGTAAACAATGTCATAAAAGAATTGGGCTATCCATTAACAGGCAAAGGAGAACTTTTTAAGGAACTGTCCGCAGATTTGGTAAACTGTGCCGAACATGGCGCAGACATCGGCATATCGGGTTTTATTTACTACAGCGAAACTATACCCTTCTTCAAAAAAAACCGCACCGCCATAGCAAGCCACATCGAGATGACAGCCGAAGAACTTGGAACAGACATTTTTTCTCTTGTTCAAGGTTTTGGCGTTTTCCGCAATTCAGAAAAACCCACACCCGCAGAAATAGGGAAAGCTTTATGGGATAAAAGCCAAACCCATACGGATTTAACGACCCTATACAATGTATTCGCTTGGTATGCCTTAGAGGAAGTATCAAGAGCTTGGTACAGGTACTTAGAGGATAACCCCGGCTACAGGGCAAAGTTAGCAGCATAGTCTATAGCCCCGGCCTTGTGGCTGGGGTTATAAATAAAAAAAAGCCGTCCGGCGGCACGGTATACTCAACCGAGCCGCACAGCGGCGAAGGTTCCCCTCTTGATGCCGCTGAAACTAATGCTTTAGCTGGAGTTTTGCGCTATCCAAATAATGATAAAGCCTTGTATCCAAGCACAGACAGCGCAAAACTCCGAAGTAAAAAAATGGCATGGAGGCCATTTTTTTACTCGGACGGCAATGCAAAAAACGCGCTCCCGCCCACTTATTGCACGGCGTAGCCGTGTTTTTACAAAAAAGTATCACGGCGTCGCGCTGATAAAGCCCATTTTACGGACTTATGCGTGAAGGCTTTAGCCTGAACAGCGCGCGCTTGGGAGGGCGATGGAGCCAAATCAAGAAGCTTTAGTTTTGAGAATGACCATGTTCCCTTTCGGTCTGGTAACTAAAAAACCGTCCCTCTTACGGAACCTCAAAAACAATTCGCCGTATTCGAGACTTTCAGTAGTAGCGTCAAACTTTTTAAGCTCGATTCCCCGCCTGTTTCCGTGCTGTATCCGCTTCGGATTCATAAAAATCGCAAACGCCTGATCTTCCTCGATGTCTGCAATCTGCGGAAGTATTGAAACCTCGTGATATGGGTACAAATCCAGCCGCCCCGGCATCGCTTCTGTCGGCCCCCGCCAAATCGGGCGGCCCGTGGTGTCCTCGATACTGGCGATATGGTTTAAGACAGTTTCATTCAGGAACCAGGCGCAATCTTTCCGTTCCTCTGCCGGAACCTTATACACGGCATCACGGAAATCCTTCCATGTCAGATCGTCAATGCTATTACCCTTGATAGTTACCTCTGTAACGTCGGAACAGGCCATTGCCCCGGTGAACGGATCGTTATCGGCTAACAAACACTGGCGGTCAAACTCCTGTCCGTATGTTTCCAAAAATTCATCCACGAACATAGCCCCCAAATCGACAAAGACATCTTCCTCGAATTCATCGAACCACGGAATATAACCCGCCAATGTGTAGGCTTTAAGCTCTACACGCTCCGCCCCTTTGGGCTTGCTCCCCTCGATTTTTTGGCCGTATGCTGTGAGCCAATTTAGTTGGACACCGCCCCGGTCTCTGGTAGGCAGGAAAATTGACGGCCCCATCATCGGGCGATGGCGGACAAGGCTCATCATCACGGATTTTTTTGCTACCTCGGTCATTATTTCAGTTTCAAAAATTGGATTGATAAGGTACTGATCATTTGTTGCCATGTTTCCCATCGGCTCGCCCAATGCTGCCTTACTAACTGTCCATCCCTTTTCGCTCCACGAAACGTCCTTTGGGTTAGTCCAGTTATCGCTTTTCAGGTTAGGGCTGAACGCCAGATCCGCCAGCGTTTTATGATTGCCCGACCACGCCGCCGCAATTCCCTTTCCGAGGTTGTAAAGCAGTTCACGGCGGGAAAGCTCCCTTGGGCTTTTAGCCTGCCCCTTAATGTCTTCCCGCAGAGCCTTGACCGTACTTTTAAGGGCTTCGACTTCGCTTGTTTCCTGAACCGTGATAGTTTCAAGAGTTTTAACTATCCCCTCAAGAATTATCTCTTTTTCCTGAAAATACGCCGTTGCCGTTTCAGTGTTGGTGAACCCCGTCAACTCGATTTTCTTCATTGTGGCTAATTGTTTTTTAACCACATCCAATTGTTCATTACCCATATAATCTCCTTGCTAAAAATATTGGCGGCATGGATGCCGCTGTTTTCAATGCTTTAGGTGAAGTTTTTCGCAGAAAAACTTCAATCTGAAAATCCGGCATGGATGCTGGATTTTCAGACTTCGTCCATTAGTTTACTCCTGTAAGTTATTTATTAAGCAATTCCAAAATGGGATTGCAGGATCGCTTTTTTCATTGCTTGCTGATTTTGCCAATGCGAAAGGGTTTGCCGGAACATTGCAGATTGAAAACTCTAAAAGTTCCTGCTTGCGGAATATTAAGCTCGTTCCGTCCTTGCTGTCTTCTTTTGACGGTATCTCAATCTCCACAGGCCGAAACCCAACCGACCCAGCCCGAATAACACCAGCCTTTACCCTCTGCCCGATTGACCAACCGAAAGCGTCATAACTTTTATCGTTGAAGAACACAACGCCGTGAAGCCCATCCCCATCGACAGCAAGCCCCTCGATTTTCCCGATTGCGGGAATATCGTACCTGTGCGCCCATTCGACAATAGGATTATTCATGTACCGCCTAAAATCCCAACCCTGCGGATCAATCCGTTCGCCAAAACGGTCAAGGTCAAATGTCGAAAGCGTCCACGGAAAGCCTTGCCCAGCCTCAACGTCTGCCGTTAGGTGAAACGGAACGGAAGCCATCAATTCAATGTCTCCATCAACCTTATAAAGCCCAGCCGCCTCTTTTTTCACGCCAAGAAACTCAAGCAGTACGCTTGAATTAGCCATTTGAAATTCCCCGCTTTTCGTTCTAACAATCATAGCTTCCTCCTATTCCTCATTGTTCATTGTTAATTGCTCACTGTTCATTATCCTATTTCATCCAAATCAACGACCCCCCGCCTGATTCCATTAACAAGAATATCTACCACAGTATTCCCGCCGCATTTGCGGTAAATATTTGCCTTATGGTATTTCACTGTATGCACAGTCAAAGACATGGCATTGCCAATTTCCCTGTTTGTTTTTCCATCGGCGGACATCTTTATAATCTCCTTCTCACGGCTGGTCAGCCCTTCGCCGATTACTGCGCAAGCCCTGTCTTTATCAAGCAAGGCTTTGACATCGGCAGGGCAATATGGCTGCCCACTGGCTATACGCCAGACTATTGCCTGAATGTTTTTTTCCGAATCCCTAAGCGAAAAAAAACTGTCAGCCCCGGCCATGATAAACCGTGCCGCCGCCACGGGCTTTACTTCGGAAACAGCCCACACCGCAATCCGCACGCCCTTGTGATGCCGTGCCGTCCTTTGGACATAAACATCCGTCCCGTAACCGTTAAAGCAGTTTTCAAGGAAAATAAACTTGGGGCAAGCCGACTTCATTTTTGCCGCCAAATCACTGTCATTCCCGGCAACATAAACCTTCAAATTTGTATACGACAGCTTTTCCTTCAGCAAGTCGGCGAGAAATATAGCGTTAGTTGCAATGACAACGCTGTTATTCCTCATCCGCCGCCTTCTTGCCATTTATGGCGACAAGGCTCTTGGGCTTATACCAAACATCCCCCCAGGGCTTAGGCTCCTTGCCACGCTCCTTTAACACGTCATTGATTGTTTTTAATCCTGCATTTATTTCCGCAATATCCCTTTTGCTTTGAGCGTCCTCGCTTTCCTGCAACTCGGGAACATCCCAAAGATCAAAGACGCCGCGCTCCTTAATGCCAAACCTAAGAAAAAATTGGCTCTCCAGTATTTGCTCAAACTGTTTCAGTGTTGGGACTAATGTGTACTTCCAAAACGCCGAGTGCTGCTCCGCCGTATCCTTGCCGGAAAGCGCAGTAGACTTATCGCTAATGTTGGCTACCCTTGGCGGTATGCCGTACTTGGCAAGTATGGTGTAAAGGTTCCAGCGTTTAAGCTCAAAAAGTTTTATAACTTCCGGCGTAAAAGAAAGCGGCTCAAAGTTTGTCCCCTTCCCCAAAACCGCAATCTTGCGCCCTGCCCTGACAGCCCCGTATTTGCTTTCCCACCGCCGTTCAAGCTGGTCGGCTTCCTCCGGCCTCAATGTCTGTTCAGTTTTTAAGATGCCCTGCGGTATTGCGTTGTTTTTTAGTAATTGCGAATTTGCCTTATTAGCAAAATAATCCTGTTCCAATTCAAGAGCCAAAGAGACAAGGGGATTTACCCCACGGACAGGATTCCACGGGTTAAATTCCCGAAAGTGTACTATTTCGTCAGAAAGAATAGGTATTAGTTCTGTGGCAGAATGATAAAACCAGCGGCGTGGCGCATTCCAAAACCCAAAATCAACCCCTCCCCTTAATTCTCCCTCATGCCTCATTTTTCTAGGGTCAAGTACAAAAATTTCTTTTGGCAGTCCGCCGGAATAGCTCGGCCCGAACCACCAAAACGCCTCCCCCTCCAAATGCCACCAAGCTGCGGTCTCCTTCCACAGGTCAAAGCGGCTTTGTAATTGATTTGGTTTTTGGAATAGATTATAAATTGCGCCGTCTGTAACATCGTTCCCGCCCTTCTTTATGCAGAAATCGGCGCGGGCGATATTGCGGATCAAAATGCCGACGGCAATGTTTACCCATGCGTTTATGAGGTAAGCATTGTCAGTCAGCGTCTCTTCAAAAAAACTATCACCGAAGTCCCCAGCGGTCAAGGAAAAACAACTGCCGTTCTCTCCTGTTATCCCTTTGTTTCCCTGTAGGCTTATTTTTTGTCGCCTGTTGGTAGGCAGTAACCGCTTAAAGATATTCATAAAAGGATCACTCCCTGTTGAATATCCGAGAATACCGCATACCGCAGAGCGTCAAGGAAATGGTCGTTTACCTTTACGATCTGCCCCGCTTCGTCCCTGCAATAATCCCATATTTCAGAAAGCACCCCGGTACACTTTTCAGAAACGTAAAATTGGCGGCGTTCAATTTTGGCGTTGATATAATCTATCCCACTGTCTACGCTGTTATTGGCTTTAGTGCCGCCTGTTATTTCCTGTATCCTTTCGCCGCCAGCGGGATCGCAATAAACAGGCATACCCATTCCGTCAGGGCAATCCATCAAGTCCCTTGCGGTTACTTCTTCGTTAAAACTTTGGGTAGTCATGTTGTATGCGCCGTAGTCGCCCAGGACGTAAATCACATCTCCAAGCCAGCCGATTTTCACGAAAGTAATATTCAAACCGAAATCTTGCCCGGCGGCGTATCGGTCAAAGCGTTCAGGCAAGTCAGAAGAACGCAAAATCATCGTCTCGTCAAACTTGTCATAGATAACGCCCTCGGCCTTTACCCAAAGCCCATCCCTAAACCTTGCCTTTTGCTTTTCGGGAAGCGTATCGAGAATGTCCGAAATATAATCTTCCGGCAAATTAGCTTTGTTATCTTCTGGATTAAGGAGCATTGCCTGATATAGCTCTGGCTTATCTAGTGGGTCGCCAGTAAAGAATGTCCGTTTCAAAACAAAAATTTTGTAAGCCCAATGCAGGGGGCTGCCCGGATTGCAGTCGTAATAAAACAGGTTCCGGCAGCCTTCCACACGCATAGCCAACCGTGAATAAGCCGTTGTTACAGCGGCATAGGAAAGCTGGCTAATCTCGTTAAAATAAATCGTGTTGTATTCGTGTCCAAGTATTTTGTCAGCTTGTTCACGGTCTCCCAAACCGCCAATCCAAATTTCAGAAGAATTAAAAAGCGTAACCATGCTTTCATGCGCAAGGTATGTATAGCCGTTTTTGCCAACGGTATTGTCAAGCCACGGCATCAATGTTTCCCGCAGTACGGATGAACGGGCGTCTTTAGCCCTGTAACGGCAAATCAGATGGCGGCTTCCGGCATACTTCAAAGCCCTAAAGATAATCGCCATAACCAGCACCGTAGTTTTACCGCTTCGGCTCCCGCCGAAAAGCAAAACGTGTTTAGCCCCGCCCTTTAACAACGCAAGGGCTTTTCTCTGCACCGCCGTTGGCTTGAATAAAACCGTCGTACCCATGCGCCCGCCTATAATCCGTTAAAGTCAGAAGTAAAATTCAATTCGCCTTGCTTCGTTTCAGGCTTGCCGTTAGGCGCAACCAGCCCAGCCCCCTCACGTTCCGCTTTAATCGCCGTCTTTACCCATTCAGGCAAAGAGTCTTGCGTCAAATCCGCAGGGTTCATTGTGTCAAGTTTTTTGCTCACGACATCGAGCATTTTCCCTGTAACCATTCTCTGCTTTTCGCCTTGCGCCTCGATGGTTTTCCGCAATTCTTCCTGCTTCAGTTTTTCAATGTAGCGGTCATAATCGGCGGCCCGCTTTGCCCATTGGTGCTTCACGGCCCATTGCCGCCATTGCTTGTAGCGCTTCTCAATCGTTGAAGCTTCTTTCCCTGCGTATTCAGCTTCTGCCGCCTTGCGTATGTTCCGTTCCGGCCCGTAGTCTCGGAAAGAGCAAAAAGCCGTATATGCGTCTCCTGTCTCCCCGGGCAGACGCTCCCAGCTCTCGTAGGGCAGGACGGCTTCTTTCGCTTCTTTGTAGGCTTTGTCAAAATCCGTCATTGGCTTTCTTTGCCCTCTTTGTTAGGTTTCTTGCCCTGCGGTTCCCTCGCCCGTTCCGCCAGCCATTCGTCAATCCGCTTTTTGCTAAACCTCACGCTTCGCCCGATTTTGATGAAAGGTATTTCCCCCTTCATGACCAAATGGCGCAGCGTCCCATGCGCCACTTTCATGTACCCGGACAAGCCCCGGTAATCCATCACGGCGTCATTCGGCGGTTCCGCTGGTTTCATGCTCTTGCCTGCATTGCCGAATAATGGCCCAGGTCAATCGGGAATGGTACTAGCCACTTGGCTAGGTTTTGGGGAAAAAAGCAAAAAAAATGCAAAAAAATAGCCGTTTCCGGCGCAAACAGGAAACGGCTTGTCTTACGATAGCGGTTATTTCAGGCTATGGCTTTTTGCCCAGCCCCCTTCTTTTCTCCCTGCGTGTCCTCTACGTCCGCAATTTCGGCATCCTTGAAAGCCAGCAATTCGGCCTGCACGTCCCTTATCTCCGTAAATTTTCTGGTATCGAAATGCGTGTAATGCTCCGTCATGCTCATTGACCTGTGGCCTGTTACGGATTGCACCTTGCTGTCCGCAACGTTGGACATCCTCAGCAGCGTGTTGAAGAAATGCCGCCAGGCATGGAAGCTTAAATTCCTTTTCAGCCTTTCCTCGTGGCTAATCCCGATGCGCTCAAGGGCCCTGTCAAAATCCCGTCGTATCCTGAATTCCGGCACAGGCGTTTCCCCGCCGTTTTCGGAAAACACAAACCCGCCCCCGTTTGCCCTTAGCAGTTCTTCCAGTTCCTGTTTCATAAGGGGGGTAATAGGGATATTCCTGTTATGCTTGGTCTTGGTATGCGGCGTATACCCAAAGCGGTTGTATTGCCCTGTGATGAAAATGTAATCGTCAAACACATATTCGCCCCGCAGCCCTAAAAGCTCCCCTATCCTTAGCCCGGTACAGGCCGCCAATCGGTGGGCCAAGTAAACCACCTTGCTCTCCCATACCGTAGCCCAATTTGCAGGGAACAGTTTCCGGGCTTCCTCGACCGTCAATATAGCCCGTACTATTTCGTCTGCTTTTAATTTCTTCACTTCGCCGCAAGGGTTTGATTTAATCAGTTTTGCCTTTGCCGCTTCTTTTAGCATCATCTTCAGGGTTATGTATATGAGGTTTATGGACTTCGGTTTTAATCCGCTTTCGCTCAATGATAAAAGCCAGCCCTCGACGGCATTGGGGGTAATATCGTCAAGGCGGTACTTGGCGAAATAGTCTTTTATGTGGTGCGTGAAATTAGACTTGTGTATGTAAATAGACCCCTTCGTTAAGGGATCGTGAAGCTGCCGCCACTTCAAATAGCGGCAAGTTTCGATGTCCCACCAGCCCTCGGAAAACTCCGCAAAGGTCGGCACTTTCTGTTCTGGGATCAGCAATCCGTCCCTGAACAGCTTCATGCAGTAAGCCGTCGCCTCTGTCTTTTTTGTTTTCCCTGTAGACTTTGCCCATTGCCGCTTGCCGCTGTCGTCATAGCACTGGTAATAAAACACCCGCTTCCCGGACGGAAGCTTCCTCGCAAACACCGAAAAAATAGCCTTTGCCCTCAT